TGAATTATCCCATTCTATTCTTGTAAGTCCTCTAAAAGCAGGATCAATAGTTAATTCTACTGGTTCTCCTGCTTGGTATAATTCATAATCAACATAACCATGACCATAAATCTCTTTCAATTCATAGGTACCAGTTTCTACATTCTGTATACTCTTAAATATAACTCTCTGAAGTCTACCCTTCTTATATTCAAAATCTACTTTATCTCCACCCCAGAACTCTAATATAGGGTAATTAGAAATCTCTTTATCAATTGAGATCTTAAAAGCTCCATCACCAATAACAAGTGTATCTACAATAGCTTTCTCTACTACATTCTTAAACTTGTTTTCATATTCAATGTAATCCCATATAGTTTTAGTGTTAGGTGCTTCTTCTATGAAATTAACATCATTTAAGCTAGATTTAATCATATCAGCCAATATATCAACTACCATTGCTGGTAAACCAGTATGGATCTTTCTCATCTCAATTCCTGGGGTAGGATGAGAAGCCCAAAACATTTGTCTCTGTGTACTAAATTGATTTAGTTGCCAATATAATTGTTCTAATTCTGCTCCATCTCCCCTATACCAAATTCTGTTCTTAATCGCATTTCCTTCCCAATCTAAGAACTCTTGCAAATTAATAGAACTCGCTACAGGTGGATTTATCTGAAGCCAACTCTGCATTTTATTTCTTACGTTATCCATAAAACTCATTATCCTATCTCTCCTACAAATGGTAAAAATCCATATTGAACAGCATTTATACAGTGATCATGCCCATCCTCAGGCACATCATTTTCTGCCCAACTGTATGTTTCTAATTCGTGTATATACTCTCTACAAGTATTCACAACAAAAAAATCCTTGGTCGCTATCCAACCAAGTTGCATGTTTACTCTATCCATTATCTTAGTTTTCTTATAGGCTGGAGTAAATGTATATATACTTCCAAATTGCCTTTTATACTTTATACATTCAGTGATCGTTGCTTGATCTGCTGAATCTATAAATATCGTATTAAAGTCAGACCATCTTATTCTACAAAAATCTGCAAAGTCTATTATTTCCTTAACTACATCAGAAGGCGCCAATGGTTCCAATCTTTCTGCATTGTTATATATACGCTCTTCCAAAACATATAATTTTCTCTCTCTATCAATCCCAACCAATAACATTGCTATCGTGTCAGGTGATTTCTGTGAATAGGACGTATCTACACCTAATACCAATCTCTTAAAATCTTTTGCTTTCGCTTTATCTAATGATATTATGTGTTCTCTTGTAAAATTACTGAAAACTAATCCTTCTGCTCTACATCTTATACCCTGAATTTTATTCTTATATAATTTAGTTCCAGGTGGTGCAGATTGTTTCTTTCTCTCTATATCTTCTTCAGTTAATGAAGCGTTATCCTCAAAAGTAAAAAACCAATATTTCCAACCTTTAACAGGTGGTTCTATCAATTCTCTTTTTATACTTATAGGTATATCATCTTCATATTTCTTAAAAGGTCTCGCTCTATTTATAAACTCCTTATATACTGGTAAAGCTGGATCATCAGGATTCAATGTTGCTAACATATAATCATTACGAGTAGACACCTCTCGCAATAAATCCATATGTGCTATGTTCATTTCATCAATGAAGACACACCCAAATTGTGATCCTAAGACCATTTGCCACTTTTCTTTAGAATCATAACCCACTATAAAAATAATTTTATTCTCAAATTTTATATGTGGTATTCTATAATCTCTAGATCCATTTCCATAATATCGAGCATTAGGAAATATCGCTGTTATACCATTATCTTGCTGAATTATATTCTTTTCAGCTGTTCCTACAGAACGAGACGCTATCAAATGAAGTTTCTTCTTAGAACGACTCACCATTCTCATAAACTTCACTGCTCCCACTGTCGTCTTTCCTGATGCAGTTGTGCCTTCTAAAATGTCAGCTCTCACATTGTCTACAGTATTTAAGAAATCTATATACTTCTCTGACAATGGGAAATACATTTTAATCTCCTTCCTTCAATCCCTTACCACCAAGCTGATTTATTATCTCATCCAATTTTTCACTGTTGTCTGTAGTCACTTCTACTGAATCTTTAGGCTTCTGTCCTGCTGTATCTCTTACAAACTCAGCAGCTTTTGTATTTCCTGCCAATGCTTTACTATATTGTGCCAATAATAAAGCTTCATCCATAGAACAACTTTCTCCATATTCTAATAAACCTGCTTGTACTAATCTTGCTATTACTGGTGCTGGTGCATCTTCATTTCCAAATAAAGAAGCGATCTCTCTCATCGCTTTTCTACGTCTTTTATTCTCACCAGACTTCTTACCACCCATACTTGCTATTTTCTTTTGCTCTTCAGGTGATCTTTCATTTAGAGGTATTAAGTTATTATTTCTGCCTGCCATACCTTCACTCCTTATTTATTAAATATAATTATGTTTTTATTTTTATACATGTTTCTTATTATTAAATATGATTATAAAAAAAAATTAGACCTCTCCACCTTTTTCTTTAGCTTTTTCTACATCAATACTTACTAATATATATTGACGTATACTTTTTTCAGCTTCTTTTTTAGCTTTTTCATAAGCTTTATCTCTATCTCTTAAATATAATTCACGAGCTCCATCTAAAATTTCAGGATGTTTATCTAATAAATAATCTTTATAAAAGTTTCCTATCCAAGGCTCTATAAAATGATCAAATACTTGGTGTCTTTTATATCTTATACGATCTTCATCTTCTACTACTCTAGTATTTTCATCCTTATTTGAATCAGCTTTTTCTTGTAATGCTTTATTAAATAAGATTATATTACAATTTTCATAATCATCAGTATGTTCTTTCCAATCATTCAAAATATTAATTCCTACTTCAGATTGTTTTAATTTTTCATCACTATCAATTCTCTTAATAAATTCTTCAGCTAATTCCTTTTGTTTTTCAACATACTCATCTACTAAAGAATTAAAATCATCACAAGTTGATCCATCTACATAAAAACATACACTACATTTTTTACTAATTTTTTCCATTTTTATTACTCCTCTCTTATATTAAGTTTTGCTTGATATATATTAATTTATGTTAATATTTACTTGACAGTGCCTTTTTGTAACAGATGGTTATATTTTTTATAATTTGTATATTTATACAGAAAATTATGTTAATTTTTGTTATTTTTAACAGATTACTATATTTTATCATTTAATCAATTGTGTCTATCATATGTATACAAATGTCCTTATATTAAATACATTTATATATTAAGTTTTACTTAATATACTCTGTTATATGTTAAGTTTTACTTAATATACTCTGTTATATGTTAAGTTTTACTTAATATACTCTGTTATATGTTAAGTTTTACTTAATATACTCTGTTATATGTTAAGTTTTACTTAGCACAAAGACAGTTCTTTTAGATTTTGAGGGGATGTATACCCAAAAAATATAGGTTAAAATAATTAAACTGAGCCAAATGGGATTAATTTAATATATAGAACAACAAAATATTATACTGTTATCCCATATATTAGGGAGAATGAGTAGCTGCAGTTTGAGTCTGCAGCTACTCCTCTACTACTTTAAGGTATATAGATCTATGAAGTCATCCAACCACATAGTGACTTTCCATTTTTCTCTATTTTTACGATGTACTACTATAGGTTTTTCATCTATTCCACTATCTTTTGTGCTTTGTTGGAGAGCTTTTTCTATATTTAATTGTTCCACTCTTTTTACCTCTATATGTATATCTTTCCAATCTTCACAAATGACATCTGGTGAATCTGGACTACCACTATATTGCTGTCCTCTTCTAGCACTTAAACCTCTATCTTTTAAGTATCTGGCTAATTCTAATTCGCCTACTTTTCCCTTTTGTCTGCTATTTATCATTTTAGTCTGCTCCATATATTTTAGTATTTGAGGACTGGGGACCCCTTTGGGTCCCTAGTCATCCCTCTCACTATAATCCTAATCTCTTACGTGTTTCCTCTGTCATATAATCATCTATATTAAATGAATCTACATCTTCATCTATATCAAAGGTACCTGTTGGGGGTATTTCAATTTCTAAACTTAATATATCTTGTATTTCATCTTTTTGCTCTGAATTGACTATACCCATTAAATTTGTTTTTAATATATCAATACAATCTGCCATCTTTTTTATTCTCCTTTTCCATATATACTAATAATTTGTCATTAACTACTTTTGTTCTATACATCCAACCTTTACTTTGTTCTGATTGAGTCCACTTAAAGAAATCAATCACATTTGCATATGTCACTACTTTTATCATTTTTAATTTTCCCTCCAATAAAAAAAGAGCTTATAATTTTGCATCCCTTAAGCTCTTACCTCTACGTGCTAACATATCCATTACTTCATCTTCATCGTATAAATATCCTAAACTGTATGCTATATCTTCATAATTAGGTTGTTCAGGATGTTTTTTAGATGGGTTAGGTAAATATACTTTATATGTATAAGATGTATTGAATGGAGTACGTTTATCAGTTATACTCCAATATCTTGTACCTTGGTCTTGCACTAGATATATTTCTTTAGTGCCATAATTTTGCTTTATATCTTCTAAAGCATTTTCATCTAATCTAAAGATTTCACCTTCATAGTTATATAATTTTTTCATATCTATCTACTCCTTTTCCTTAAAATACTTCTTCGCCTTCTGCTTCCATTTTTGCTATATCTGCTTGAGATACTCCTCTCATATCTCCACTGGTTGTAACACCATCTCTACTACCTGATTGCTGCTTATAAGATTTTTTATAATCTGCTCTAGGTGTTTTATCATTTAAGAAAGCTCTAATTTTATCTTCATTTTCATCACAGAATAATTCCTTAAATGTAAAATTAGTATATTTACAATCAGGATCTCTACTTAAGAACTCATATCTTTGTTCTACAAAATCTATTAAATTTTGTTCTGTTATACCATTATCTAATCTATGTCTGATTAAATTAACTTTTGTATCATCAATATCCCATGTAAACTTATTATTACTAATTTGTTGTATTTTGAATAAAATCTTCTGTGTTGTTAATTCACCATTTTTCTTACTAATCCATTGTTCTTGTAATCTGCCCTTACCATAAATATATTTGAAGTTAAAATTGGTTTTATAATATTTTTGATTTTTAGGTCTTTGATAATAATCATAAACATAATCAATAATATTAGTTAATTCATCTTCTGATATACCATCTGCTAGTCTTTCTTCAATAATGGAAGCATATTCATAGAATTTATAATGCCAATCTTCACCATATAATTTTGCTTTATATATAATGGCTTTAGTAATTCTTTCTACTTGTGTATCTAATCTTTGTTCATAGATTTCTTCTTTTAATCCTAATTCTTCAGCAAGGTTTTCTTCCATGATCATGAAATGAGTTGCATTATCCCAACCCATAGTTTGTAAATCAATTAAACCTGCTTCCTTTAATTCTGGTATATATTTATTTACAACTTTTGTTCTACTGATTTTTAATTTTTGTGCTAATTTTGTCATAGGCTTTTTTGCCCATAATAATTCAACTAATGAGTTATCAACCTTGGCATTATAATAAGTGGTATACATATCACTAAAAATGATTGTATCCACAGGACCATATTTTTTAGCTAATCTTTTATTATAAACAATCCAATATTGATCATCTTCTACATTTGCACAAATATTACCATCACCATCTTTTAAGAAATTATCATAGACATCTTTATCTACCTTATACCATTTTCTTTTTACATTATTTTGCTTGGTAACTTCTGTTTTTAATAAACCTGCATTTTCTAAATTAGTTACAGCTAAAATAACTTGTTTTCTAGTTAATCCTGTTGCATCTGCTATATATTCATAGGTTGCAAAGAATGTACCAGTGTTTGTTAATTGACCTTTTCTTGCAAAATAATTTTGTATTTGTAAAAATTGTCTTGCTACAATAGCTTCCTTGATTCCTAATTTTTGAATCATTATTAAATTGACTTTCATCCATTCTTGGCCATCTGCTGCCAATGCATTATTAAATAATTTGTATTTGTCCATAGTTTTGTACTCCTTTTCCTTTATTATTAAATATAATTAAACAATCAAAATGGCCCCAGAGGACCCCAGGGCCACATCGATCCTATTTTTTAGTTTTTTATCAAACATCTGCTTATGAGATTTATATTTTGTTTATACTCATAATAATCTGTTTGCTCATAAGAAATAATTTCATCATTAAAAAATACATATATATTATTTTAATTATTATATTATAATTATTATATTATAATTAATATATTATAATTAATATTGCCTTTTGTGAACAACCTAGTGCCATATGTGAACAACCTAGTGCCATATGTGAACAACCTAGTGCCATATGTGAACAACCTGCCATATCGTAAGTCTATGCCTTTTGTGAACAACCTGTTATTCATTGTATTTTGGTAATTTAGTTCTATCAACATCTGCTTCAATATAACTTGGTAATTCTCTTGCATGTTTTACATATTCATAAAATTCTGCTTCTGTTTCATATCTAATACCTCTGCCCATTGGATCAAAATATTTCCATAAACACCAATTTGGTACATCTCTCCAATCTGTATAATTTTCAACTGGATGATATTTCATTAAATATTCATATTGACTTCTCATTATTTGATATATTTCTCTTTGTGTACAAAATCTAAAAATATTCCATAAATCACAAATTTTATAACATTCACTGAGTGGTATTAAATAATATGGATTTCCATTTCTATCATTATCTTTAGTTAATTCTAATAATCCTTTTTTTGCTAATGCTTTTGCATCATAAACCCATACTCCTGCCCATAATCCAGTTGTGATATATATGAAATTTACTTCCCAATCTTCATAACCAAATAATTCATCCAATAATTTAACTTTTGCTTCAGAGTATTTATATCTGTTTTTGCCCTTTTGTCTTCTTGGTGCTGCTTGTACAGACTTTTTAGAAGCAATTTCTTGTCTTTCTGGTGTATAGGCACATGTTCTGTTGTCATCATCATCAAACCATCTGCCCCATTTGCCTTGTTTAGACGCTTTTGTAAAAAAATCGTCCCATTCTTCAGGTAATATATTTCTCATTATTTTATTTGTTTGCATATTTCTACTCCTTTATATTTTTACAATAAAAAAAGGCCAATTTTAGGCCAATTTTTGCTCTATAACTTCTGCTTTAACTAATTTAATTCAATTATCTCCATTTCATTCAATTTTGCTGTCTCTTCAATTCCAGTTTGAAATATAATTTGAGATAATTGTCCTTTTGCTCCAAACTTAAACTCATCAATAATGGCATACATCATCAATTCAGGAAAATCTATCAATTTTTGATCTAAAAACTCTTCTGCAATTTGTCTACGTGTTTTTTCATCATCTGCTTCAACGAAATCTTGCCCCCAATCAGAATTGATCATGTATTTTTTCATCAAAATTCCCTCCAACTAACTTCTGCTCTAGCTATATAGATATTTTAATAAATCTATAATATCATTTTTGCTCATCTGCTTCACTACATAAATAAAATTATCAAAATCCTCATTTTTTAATAATATTTTTAATTCTTCATTAGTAAATCCTGTCATAATTTGCTCCTTTCTTAAAATGGTATATCATCAGTTTCACAAATTGTACTAATTTTTGCTTTAGGTGCAAATATAACATCTGAATACTTTTCTTTTTCTTCCATCTGCTCGATCCATTCTTGTTCAGCATAATATTCATCTGCTTGCTGACAACTAAACGCCTCTTTTAATGACATTTCACCTTCAATAACTTTTATCCTATAAAAAGGATCTAATTTATCTAAGTCTGATAAAAACATATCTTCTTCCCAAAAACTCATATTTTTCATATCTGCTCACTCCTTTTTTAATTTGCTCTATAACTTTTGCTTTAAGTAATTTGCTTTTAATACTTCCCTTCTGCTTTTGCTTTATAATACGTACATTAATTCAATAACTTTTGTTTTAGCTATAATTTTATTGTCAGTCATTTTTATAGTTTTGCCTTGACTAATTTTTTTTGATTGTCATATTTCTTTTGTTTGTGTTTTCTTTTTTAATTCTTAACATTTTGCTCACTCCTTTTTTAATTTAATAATTTGCTTTAATTTAATTTTTTGCTATAAAAAATACGCTAAATAAAAAATATTAATTTTTTTATTTTGTGGCGTAATTTGTTTTTTTATATTATTTTTAATTATTTTAATTATTTTATTAGTTTTATAAGTTCCCTACTTTTTGAATGTTTTTCCTTCTTTTTTCTTCCTTTTTTTATACATATAACGCATTTTTTTACTTCATTTTTACCAGTTTTTTAATTTATGGGCATTCAACCTTTATAATTAAATATATTTTAATATTTAATACTTCCCTACATTCTGCGCCTTCAACCTTTATATATAAATATAATTATAAGTTCCCTTCATTTTTATTTACTACATAATTCATTTATTTGTTTAATAACTGCTACTGTATTATCCCAATTTATATTTTCTAATTCTTCTGCTACCCATTTTTTAATATCTGTTTCAGTGACACATTTTTCATTATCAAGTATATTATTTACAATTTTATTAAATGCGTCTTCTTTTTTATGAAGTTCTTGTATTTCTTGTATAATTTCTAATGTAGTTCTAATATTGTTATCCTTCATTTCTTTAATAATTTCTTCTTTATTTCTCATTGTTCTTATCTCCTTTATTCTTTTAATTTAATTAGTTATAGTTTAATTTAATGGGTTTAATTTAATTTATTAAATCCATAAATATAAATATATTAGTATAATTTAATATATTCATATTTACGTATTTAACGCGCATTTTATAAGTTCCCTCCATTTATTCAGCTTATTTTAATAAGTCCTGTAGTCTATCTTCAGCGCTGTCCAAGCTTCTGCATAAGTCTGCATATTGTTCCCATAAAGGTGCATATACATCTATACACTCTAAAAGTTCTACTCTTAAATCTTCAGCGTGATCGAGTTTGTGCATGTATACACTGCCACGATCTTCAACATCTAACGCATTTACTGCATCATTAAATTTATTTAATAAATCTTTAATATTTTTCATTTTTTTAATCTCCTTTTTTATTCTGTATATTTGTATTATTTTCTTTTATAAGTTCCCTCCATTAGGTTCATTATTTGCCCCTAATAATATCTATAATTGCCCAAAGTATGAGCGCTGGTATATATATAATTAGCCCAATTATTGCGTTAATTATTCCCATTATTTACCCCCTTTATAGTATTCCATTCTCTCTAAACTCTTTAAGTAATCCCCATTTTCTGCCTTTATTTTCAAAGTATTCACACCATTCAGCAAGTTCTCCATAATTGTAACTATAATCATTAAAAGACTGCTGCCAGTCGATCGCTTCTTCTCTTAATTCTGCCTTTTTTACTCTGTATATATTTTTTTTTCATATCGTTCACCTTTTTCCTTTTCTTTAATTTAATTAGTATTATTTAATTTATTCTATAAGTTCCCTCCCAATGTATTCAGTCTATAATAAATCCTGTAGTTTATTTTCAGCAAGATCCAACTTTTTACATAAGTCTATATATTCTGGTGTGTCTTCATCTATACACTCTAAAAGTTCGATCCTTAAATCTTCAGCGTGATCTAGTTTGTGCATGTATACACTGCCACGATCTTCAACATCTAAAGCATTTACTGCATCAGTAAACTTATTTAATAAATCTTTTGCCTCTTTTTCTTTTGTTCTGAGTATATAGCGTATTATATCTAGATCGTTTACAATCGCCCAGTATCTTGCGTTTTCTTTATCTGTTCTCCAGTTCATATTTAATATATTTGCCCTTCTTTTCATAAGTTGATCGTGTTCTTTTATAAGTTCTGATCTGTTCATTTCTCTAAAGTTTTTTTTCATTGTTTTAGTCTCCTTTAATATTCTTTAATTTAATTAGTTTAATTTATTTATATTATTTTTATTAGTTCCCTTCAGTTGTTTTATTTAAGATATAATAAGTTCTAAAACTTCTATATATTCATCAAGTGTTTTAGTTTTCATATTTTCTTTTATTCTATAAAACCAGTCTGTATTATTTTTATTTATTGCTAATATTGCTTCTTCTAAGTTTTCTATATATCTTATTTTTTTATAAGTCTCCTCATCTATAACGTCTTCATCTTCATAATTTATATTTTTTTTATTTTCTTTTACTTCTTCTATAAGTCTTTTAGCCTCTGCTGTTCTACCACTCTCAAGCTCATCTAGAAGCCAGTGTTCTACTGCGCGATCTTCATCATCGTCGTACTCATCTCTATCATATACGCGATCGTATTGTGTAAAAATCCAGCTGTTTACTTCTTCATCGTCGTAAGCTGTGCGCTCTTCTATCGCTATAAGTGCGATCCAGTTTAAGCTATCTTCTTCATCAGCGTGGTTTTTAGTGTATTTATATAATAAATATAAATCGCTGTTTTTAATATTATTTAATGTTTTCTGTGTAAGTCTTAAGTTCTTCATCTTCTTTAGTCTCCTTATCTTTAATTTATTTTATTTAATTTATTTAGTTTATTCTGTGCGTCCTTCTTTGGGGCTTCAACCTCTGGCTGGATCCTCTTTTCTCTTATTATTAATAAATATCGTTTTATATAGGAAAGGTAGGGCCATTTCCTTAGAATTTGCACCAATTTTTTTTAATGTTAGTGTCCTGGGTATACAACCTATAGAAGAGAATAGAGTAGGCATTTAGGGAACTACCTACTCCAGACTCAAGCAAATTGTTAAAAATTAAAGTAAATAGAATAAAAAAGAAGTTACATACATCAATGTAAAATAAATATAAGACCTACTATATCTTTGCATTAACGTATTATTATAATTAAATATGATTAGTCATTAGCTCCTTACACTGATTAATCATATTAACTATCCTAAAAATTTTCCCCATATATAAAAGGGGGGCCCTATTTTTTTTTATACATAAAATCCTAGGGTGGCAGGAGCAGAAGGATTTGAACCCTCGACAACATGGTTTTGGAGACCATTGCTCTACCTAACTGAGCTATACTCCTATATGTAAAGGTGGGAAAAACCTACTACAATCTTTCCCACCATTAAAAAGGAAAAAGAATGTATAAAAAAATTACACTAATAGAACTAGAATATATAAGAGGAGAACGAAGCATATATTCAGTTCTTATAATTAAATATAATTTAACCAATTAAAATAAACACCTCAGTTTGCAGCCAGAATATTTCATCTGGCTGACTGAGTGTGCTTAAAAGGATAAAGTAATATGAAACAAATATACTCTTTGTTTCTTATAATTAAATATAATTTAACCCTCAAAAGATTGATGATTTAATACATTAAATGATGTGGGTCAGTGGGGCCCAACCCACACCATAGAATGAGGTATAATGATACATAGAAGGCTAACTATGTATTATAATTAAATATAATTTAACAATTATTCTAAGATCTTCCACTCATTTTTAGTAGGAGGGTCATTTTTATGTTTCCACATATAAAATTTTAGTGTCATATATGCTACTAAACTAATAAGTAACATAATATTTATAACTAATAAACTAATTAACATTATTTTCTGTATTATCATTTTCAAATCCTCTCTTCTATCTATTCACTTCCTGTCTAAATCTTCATCTTCATATTCGATGATATCTCGTTCATATAACCAATAATAAAGACTGGTACTGATGAACGATAAAATGGCGATTATTACAAATACATTCATTACAAGTAAAAATAAAATCATTAATAATTCAGCAAGCATATTAGGTACCTCTTTCTTTTTGTTATACAGGAAGTAATTGTATTTTTTTCTAAACTTGCTTACTTTTTTAATAAATTACTTGCAATTCATATTATAATTAAATATAATTATAAGTTTATATTAATTTTAAGACAGAGGGAGAAATTTGTAAATATGGCCAGTATAAGAGAATATCGAGATAATAAGGGTAGATTAAAGAGTTATTATATAAAGGTATATCGAGGAAGAGATATCAATGGGAAACAGTTAAAACCATGGAGTACAACATTCAAAGTAGAATCAGAATGGAGTGAAAAAAGAGCTAAAAAGGAAGTGGAAAGATACGCGATCCTCTTCGAGGAAGAATGTAAGAAAGGTACTATCATAGAAAATAGAATAACTTTAATAGAATATATAGAATATATAATAGAATTGAAGAAACAGAGAGGACAATTAAAGAAAAGAACTATAAGTAGATGGAAACATGATGCAAAGATCATAGAAAAAGAAATAGGGTATATAAGAATAAAAGATTTAAGAGTAAGTGATCTTAATGGGTTTTATACATCACTGAAATTATCAGCAAAGAGTATCAATGAAATACATAGATTAATAAGTATGGTATTAAATTATGCAGTGAAGGAAGATTTAATAGAATATAATATAGCAAATAAGGCAGAACCACCTAAATTAGTAAAAAAGGAAGTAAATTACTTTCAAAGAGAAGATATTATAAATATACTAAAATATGCAGATGAAGAGAATTTAAGACATCGAGTGTTAATATATCTATTCGTATATACAGGCTGCAGAAGAGGTGAAATAGCAGGATTAAGATGGGAAGATGTAGATTTTAACAATAAGACGATACATATATGTAATAATGTATTATATACGCCAGAAGATGGAGTATATGAAGATACACCTAAAACAGCTAAAAGTGATCGTACAATAGCAATACCTGATATATTAATAGAATTATTAAAAGAATTGAGAAATGAGGTACCAGAAGCAAAATATATAGTTTCTAATGATATAAAACCAATACATCCAGATAGTATAAGTACCTATTTGACGAGATTTAGTAAAAAGTATAAATTACCACATATAAGCAGTCATGCATTTAGGCATACTATGGCATCTATGTTATATTTTGAGGGAGTTGATCCTGTATCTATAAGTAATAGATTAGGACATTCAAGAGTAAGTATCACCAGTGATATATATGCACATAAAGTATCTAATTATGATGAAAAAAATGTAAAAACGTTAGAAAATCTCTATTTTGTTGAAAAATAGTTGAAAAAATTGAAAATATTAAAAAAAGAAGAAGCCCTGGAAATATTGAAATTCCAAGGCTTTTTTATTAATTAAGTATAATATGTACTACAGGTTGTCACCCTGTCGCTCTCCCAACTGAGCTAATAGACCTCAAGTAATTACCTTGATATTTAAGCATTTTTAGGTCATTAATTCAAGCCCAATATTGAGAATTAGTTGAAAAAGTTGAAAAAATGTTGAAAAAAATATATTATACTTTTTTAGCATAATCTAAACAAATCCATCCTTGACCTGATTTAAGTTTACCCCAATTACCAGATGTTTGTACTATAGTATAGACACCAGGTTTAATGAAGCCATTAGTCTTATAACTGGTACCAGGACCTTTACGTATATAGAGGTCTTTTACTGTTACTTTCACCTTATAAGTTTTTGAACTAGAAGAACTACTAGAACTTGAAGATGAACCATTTAAGATTTTATTAACTTCTTTACATATATAATTAAATTTAGTTCTTAAATATGGACCTGGACATGCAGTTGACATGAACCAAGAGTGCATCATAAGAACTCCTTGACTGTTTCCTGTATAGGTACATTTTTTAATACCATTTCTTTTACAGATATCAGCGACTAATTTAATACATGCATTTATAGTTGCATCACTTACTTTCCAAGATGGACTACCTGTTATATTAGCACATTCTATAGTTACTGATCTAGCATCCCAATAAGCATTGGCAACAGACCAAGCACGATATTTTTCATCTACTAGTTGACCTATATTACCTCTAGTATCAATGGCATAATGTGCTGAAGCTTCACGAGTTTTCCAGACGTTATAACATTGTCTAGCAGTAAGATTACCAGCCATATGATGAATTATAATATGTTGTATTTTAGCCCCATTTCTTGAACTATGATTTTTAGTCCAATAATGAGAAGTTGCTAAACTTGAATTACTCATTAGACTCCTCCTTTTCATCATCTTCTTTAACTGTATCTTCTTCTCCTGGTCCCATATGATCTACTTCATAGATGATAGCTCTTTCATCAATTTTCATATATTGATAGAAGAGTTGATGTAGACCAGTGGAAGCGAGAGCAGATAACATACCACTTGTAATACTTTCTAAATTCCATCCACTAATAATTCCACCTAAAATGGCACCTACACAGACTAAAATAGTAGGTATGAACTTATTGTCTGTAGGGATCCATTTTTTAAGAATGTAGCCAAGGATTAGAGAGAAGATGACTACTACAGGAATTAACATTTCATTAATAATTGTAAAATCAAAATTCATTACTTATTCTCCTTTTCTATAAGATTTTTACATTTATTGTATAAAGCTTCACCAGTACCATTACCTTTTAGAGCTCTATATGGTTCATAAAGACAAGTGAGATTATCAAATTCATCAGTACTTATATGTCCTTCTGCGATTGCTTTCTCTGAGATTGCATAGATTTCATTATGTAAGAGAGCTAAAATAGCCTGTGTTTGTGTACTCTTATATTGAGATTTATACATAATAAATTGCCAGAGCCCAGAGGAAGCGAGGACACTGGCAACAATAGTTACCATTATTTCTGTTGTCATTTGTTAATTATCTCCTTTATTTTAGATTTATACTCCTACTATATGTGATTGTAATTGATACCATCTTTGTGCCCATTTCCAATCTTCTTCTAAAGCAGCAGGTACTTTAATTACTGCATTTGCATTAATATCATTAAATGCATTTACATCTGCTAAATCTGGTATACCTGTACAATGTGAAAAGTCATATACTAAACATGCTGTGCATTTATTAAATGCACTAGATGCTATGCTCACCACATTACCTTCAAAAATAACTTCTTCCAATGCAGAACATTTTGTGCACATACCAGTTGGCACTACCCCATTAAATGAGGTTGGTAAAGTTAATGATTCTAAATATGAACAATTCTCCCATTGATTAGGTCCTATACTTTGAATTTTAGGTAATGAAACTGAAGTTAGGGCTGTACCTTGCATGGCGTCATTTCCAAGTGTTGTACATTCAGGTAAAGATGCAGTTCTTGCCTGTGCTCCTGTAATAGTTCCAGCGAGGCCTCTCTGTTGCACTTCAGTGACTGCAGGTAAATATATTGTTGTAATATTTTTGCAATTATACAACGCATGTTGACCAATGGTTGTGCAATTAG